CAGCAGGACACGATAGAGTCGTTGATGATCTTTTAACAGAAATCAAATTTTCTCTTGCAACTAGAAACAGATCAAAAGGTGGAGTGATAGATGATAAGTTTATCATTAACCATGTTTCATCTGGAAAAGATTGGGAGAGACTTGTATTTGTAGGAGTCAATCAAAACGAAGATGATCTACGAGTAGTATGGTTCTCTAAAGAAGACTTTAATAATAATTTGTCATCTGACAACTCTTTATTCAATGTTCAACAAGGTGGTAAAGGTGTAGGTAATGATGACTATATCTGTACAAAGGTAGAGTCATTACTAAAATCTGATTGGGTTAACAGTATAGACTCTTGGTAATTCAATAAATATTTTAGTACAGGTAGCACAAACCGTACTCACAATATAAGCAATTCATTATAAAATATTAGTGTGATGCCGAAAGGGTCACATTAATATACGTCGCTTCACGGAGGGCACAATGGTAAATTACACATGGGAGCAATTCACTCCTTTCACACTCGGATTAGATGAAACACTCAGCAGACTTGAAACTTTTGCAGGATCAGGAACAAACTATCCTCCTTACAACATCTATAATGGATCTGATTCTAGAACCATATTGGAAGTCGCACTTGCAGGATTTTCTAAAGAGGAACTTTCTGTAGCAACAGAACGTAACTGTCTAACTGTTTCTGCTAAGAAGAAAAAAGATGATAGAACTTATTCTCACAAAGGTATATCCACTAGATCATTTTCACGCAACTGGCAACTAGGAGATGATGTAGAAATTGAGAAAGTAGAATTTAATGATGGATTACTTACTGTGATACTGGTAAAAGAGTTACCAGAAAAACAAAAGAAAAAAGTATGGATGTGAAAAAGCATCTTAAATTTTTGAAAGAAGTTAAATCTCATTTGAAACGACATAGAAAATTACCTAGTCAACCTTATAAGAAAACTAATCAAAAATTTAAAAAGGGAGTCACTTGACTCCCTTCTTTTTTATGTTATAATAGAATTAACCTAGCACAATTATGGCAATATCTGTAGTTACACTTAAAACTGGTGATCGTGTCATCTCTGAACTCAAAGAAATTTTTGAGGGAGAAGAGGACAAGAAGAGAGGTGTTTGTCTTCTTATGGAAGACCCATACATTTTAAGTATGGATGGAGCAACACCACAGTATTTGGCAGAACAACAAGGTATGGAATACCAAGTTAGATTTTCTAAATGGAATCCATATTCATCTGACTGGCAATATAAAATTCCATATGATATGGTAATGACAATTAGTAATCCAGAACCTGGTTTACAAGATGCGTATGAACGCAAAATACAAGAGAAAAAAGAAATTGAATCTATTCAACCAGAGGTATTATGACACAAACACCTGAGCAAGCACCACTAAAAACAAATCACAATATTAGAATTGTGACTCTCACAACAGCAGAGCGTGTTCTCTGCATGTTTGGTGATATAAAAGATGAGAGTGAGGAAAATAAAGTAGTTGGATATAGAATGGTATATCCATATCTCCTAACAATAGGAGAAATAAATGAAGATGGAACTGTACCCATAAATTATGGTAGATGGTGTCCTTTCTCTCCAATAGAAGATCACAGAATTAGTGGTGAGCATATTATTAGTGTTGTTTATCCTGACAATAACATTGTTGATAACTATGCTGTTAGATTAAAAGAGATAGGATTGACTGAAGAACAAATTTTCTGGAAGGAGGAAACTAATGGAGATAACAGCAAACCTACTGAAACTGAGTAACGAGTGGATTGTTGCTCAAGTAGAAGAACTAGAAGGTCAAGATTTGTTACCAGGTGATCCTGATTGTTTAATGAAAGAACCTTTTGTGATACAATCAGATGGGAGTCTGGAACAATGGCCTCCATATTGTGATGATAGAGAGATAGCAGTTAGGTCATCTGACATTACCACACTTGTGAATCCGAGCAAGTCTTTACTTGCTCAATATATTAAAAGCATGGAATGAAATTTTACACTAATGTTGAACAAGCGGGAAATCGTTTGTTAGTTCGTGGATATAATAATGGCGAGAGGTACAGCGATAGGGTTCCATTTAACCCTACGTTGTTTTTGCCAACTAAACAATATTCAAAATGGAAAACATTAGAGGGAGAACCAGTACAACCACATAGATTTGGTTCAATAACAGAAGCAAGAGAATTTGTAAAAGGATATAAAGAAGTTCCTGATTTTGAGATACATGGCAACACAAGATTTTTATACCAATACATTGCAGAACAACATCCAGAAGATCAAGTTAGATTTGACAGCAGCAAGATCCGTATATTCAACATTGATATTGAAACCGCAGCAGAGAATGGGTTTCCCGATATTGAATCTGCCGATCAGGAAATCCTTGCCATCTCAATCAAAGATAGTTTCACTGGTAGGATTACTGTGTTCGGTGCAAGACCATACGATAACAAAGACTCCATGGTGGACTACATGCATTTCAGATCAGAAGAAAGCATGTTGGGAGCATTCCTTGAATACTGGCAAGCAAACTTTCCTGATGTAATTACAGGATGGAATGTGCAGTTGTTTGATATGCCATACATCTGCAATCGTGTTGAACGTATACTTGGTGATAAGTTTGTAAAATTATTATCACCATGGAAATTAGTATCACAACGTGAGATCTTTATTAAAGGTCGTAAACAATTTGCAGTTGATACTCTTGGTATTTCTACACTTGATTACTTAGAACTATACAAGAAATTTACTTACACAAACCAAGAATCGTATCGCCTTGATCATATTTGTAATGTAGAACTAGGAGAAAAGAAACTAGATCACTCTGAGTATGATACGTTTAAAGAATTCTATGAACATGATTGGCAAAAGTTTATTGACTACAACATCCATGACGTCAGACTAGTTGATAAACTAGACGATAAAATGAAACTGATTGAACTTGCATACACCATGGCATACGATGCTAAGGTAAACTATGAAGATGTGTTTAGTCAGGTTCGTATGTGGGACAACTATATTTACAATGAACTGAACAAACGTAAGATTGCCATACCACCAAAGAAAGAATCAACTAAAGATACAAAGTATGCAGGAGCATATGTAAAAGAACCAAAACCAGGTTTTTATGATTGGGTAGTCAGTTTTGATCTCAATAGTCTGTACCCACATCTCATCATGCAGTACAATATATCTCCAGAAACACTTAGAGATACTAGACATCCTAGTGCAACTGTTGATGGTATATTAAATCAAGAAGTAATTATTGAAAAAGAATTTGCTACATGTGCAAATGGTGCACAGTATCGTAAAGATAAGCACGGATTCTTGCCAGAAATGATGCAGAAGATGTATGACAGTCGTGTTATCTTTAAGAAGAAGATGATCAAAGCAAAACAACAGTATGAGAAAACTCCTACTGTTGAACTGATGAAAGAGATTGCTCGCTGTAATAATATACAAATGGCAAAGAAGATATCTCTCAACTCTGCCTATGGTGCTATCGGTAACGAACACTTCAGATATTATAAGACAGCAAATGCTGAAGCTATCACATTGTCAGGACAGGTTTCTATCCGTTGGATAGAGAATAAAATGAATGACTACCTAAATAAACTCTTGTCCACACAAGACAAGGATTATGTCATCGCATCTGACACTGACTCAATATATCTTAATCTTGGACCTCTTGTTAATAAATTTCTTGCTTCTAAGTCTGGCGACAAAGCAGCAGTTGTTTCCTTACTTAACAAGATATGTGAAGAAAAGTTTGAACCCTTTATTGAGGAGAGTTACAAAGAGTTGGCGACGTATGTTTCGGCATACGAACAAAAAATGAGTATGAAGAGAGAGAATATTGCTGATCGTGGAATATGGACAGCAAAGAAGAGATACATATTAAATGTATGGGACTCAGAAGGAGTCAGGTATAAAGAACCCAAGATGAAAATCATGGGTCTAGAAACTGCTAGGTCATCAACACCAGCATACTTTAGGGATAAATTATATGCAGCGTT